TATCCGCGTTCCTCTGCAAACTTAAACAAATAATCAAGCAGTCCAGTATAAAGTGTATGAGTTAGTGTATTGAAAAGACGAATCTTCCCATCCCACAATCTATTCTTATATGCTGGTGTAAATTGGTAATTAGGAACCGAGAAAGTGAAGAAGGAACTTATTTCCTTTGCAATGCTCTTTTCACAATCTACTTTTAAATTTACCGCATCTGCTTGTGTTACTTTTATCATTGTCCTTGTGTGAATTTAATCCAATCAATTGCAGATCGAATATTCCAGTTTCTATTTGAAATAACCTTTACTAGATTCTCTAGGTAGTTTACTTTTTCCTTTTGTAGTTCAAGTTTATTTGAGAGTTCAATTACTTGAACATCGCTGTCGATAAACCTGTCTAGATCCTGACGAAGAATTGCTAGATCAAATGGTTCCCACCCAAGATCTTTTAGTTGTTCATCTGACATCTTGCCAGAATAATATAACCACTTGTTTCTTTTGACTATATTGAGATCTGAGTCTAGTTTCTTTAGAACTAGTTTCTCATCCAACATAATAGAAAGATACTTGTTGTGAATTTGTGGAGTGCGAAGACTTTCTGTATCCAATGAAGACCCATCAATCTTCATATCCTGCTCTGCCATTGTACGAATTTCACTGAGTTTAATAGTCATAATTATAGTATATCACAAAACCGGCAGAAATCAAGCGGCAGTTATTCCTTGGATTTCATAATGAGTAAATGTAAATGTTGCTGCCGCGGCAACAGCATCTACAGAGGGCAGTGTTGCATCGAAATCTATACCACTCAACGAAGTTGGAAATAGATGATAAAAGTAAACTTTAATAATTGGTTTATATGCACTGTTAAATACCGTTAAAAGTGCAGAAGATGTTTTTTGATCTTCTCTTAGTATGTCACTATATGCGTTTGTGTCATTTGATAGATCACGAATCCAATTGTATATTTCTAACCAGTTTTTCATATCTTCATCTACAACAAATGTTACAGATAAATCACCAAACACATGTCTAGTCCCTGGTCTTTTGATATCCATAGCAGTTGGATTTGACTGAAGACTTACGCCCATTGATATTTCTGGTATATTTGCTTTTTGACAAAAGTACGAAAATGTAGGACATCTATTAATTAGAAAAACAAACTTATTATTGGTTAGTTTGTTTCTATTTTCGGGTTGATATGGATTATCAAGTAATATATCACCCGGTAATTGTGCTAACAAATCTGCGGGTAAACTTGCTAAGTAATCTACAATGTTGTTGGGCATATAAGTATGTATAAAAAAACAGGGAGGGGTTTTGCCCCTCCCTGCTACTGAACCTTATTCAGTCTTTGTTAATTATCAGATGTAACCACCAGTTTGACCGTGGAGGTTATCTACACGGAAGAGACGGTAGTAAACATTGCTGTTTACATCAAGACCATCAACACCAGTTCCTCCTGCCCATGATTCACGACCCTTAGCGAATGGATTTGCAACCATTCCGTAACGAGTCTTGAATCCAATCTTGGGTTGGAAGGTGTTCTGATCTACTGCACGCACCATCTGTAGTGGAACGTATGGGCAGTAGAAGAATCCTGCGTCATAAGGAGTTGAACCCTTATAACCAACGCAAACGAAGTTCTGGTTGGTGTTGACGAATGGATCGATATAAACCTTCATCTTACCGGCAAGTACACCGGCGAAGACATTACCAGTATCGTCAACATTTAGGTTGGCGGTCATGGCAGGAGCGAGGTTTAGGAATCCACCCATTGCTAGGGCGCTTGCAACATCTGCGGAGCAGATGATGAAGTTACCCTTGCCTCTACGAGTTTGCTTGGCAATGACGTTTGCTTCGCGTTCAATCTGGAACATTAGACCGCGGAATCGTTCTGCGCTCCAACGACCATCTGAGTCGCTTAGAATGTCATATACGCCACCACCAGTGCTGTACTTAGCAAGGTCTGGTTGCTGGCAACCAGTCTTGGAAACATGGTACATTGCACGGATAATTTCACGGTTGATTTCGTTGAGGATTTCGGTGCTAAGAATATTAGCAAGTTCTGCCTCAGCGTCAAGTCCGTGAACTGCCTTTAGATCCTGTGCAAGTTCGGTGGTGTATTCTGCCTTGAGTGCACGAGTCTTTGCTTCGACTGCAACGCGCTCAATGCTGAATGCCATTTGCTGGAAGTTTGGTGAACCGCTACCAAGGTTTTCAGCATTTGCAGTTGAGAAACCACGGAATGCTGAAAGTGGATCGTTACCTGAGTTACGAGTTGGCCACTGTGAACCAGTAGGAGCACCGTTTAGGTTAAGCCATGTTCCACCTTCTAGTGGTGAGAATCCGAAGGTAGTACCTGCGGTTGAACCAGAAGCACCTGAGAATGCTGGGAATGGTTCATCGAACATTGCTTCAAACCCAGCCTGAGTCTCATACTTGCTACGCATAGCAAAGATAAGACCAGTTGGCGCGGTCATTGGTTGAACGCCGCAGATGTCGTATGCAACGACGTTAGGCATTGCACGACGAACAAGTGAAATGAGAATTGGGTCGTAACCAGCAAGTGAAGTGTTTGTGGCTGACGAAACAGTAGGAACGCTGAATGCGCCACCCATTGCATTGACTGGTGCTTCAGTTAGGTACTGCTCTCTCATTGCATTCTTCTGATTTTCTAGAAGAACTGCGGTTACTCTCTTCTTATGAATGTCATTAATATCTTCGAGCTCCTTGTGATCAAGCACAGGGGCCCACTTTTCTACTAAAGTATCGTATGGTGTTGACTGATTAAAATCCATTTCTCTATTCTCCTTTGTGTAATCTATTTATTATTTTACGGTTTTACGATTAGTTAACTTAAGCTGGTTGCTGATGCTATGGATATACGCATCCATCATAGGATCCGCACCAGCTGGTTTTCTATTAACGTCTGTGGTTTCTTCAGTTAAAAGATTACCAGTATTTTCTGGTGAACCTTCTACTCCGAAGTATGATTCCTTGAGTAGTTGAATCTTGTCGCGGTATTGTTCAACGCTATTAAATTCAATGTTCTCTGAAAGTTTTGCTAACTTTTCTACTTCGGTATCAGCAAGACCTCTGCTCATCTCAACAAAAGATTCTGCACATTCGTGAGCAAGAACCTTATTCTTGAGTTCCATATTTTCCTTAATGGTATGGTTTAGTTGAGTTTCAAGGTCTGAATTGGTCGAAAATAGATCGTCAAGTACATCGTATTTCTCGTCAGGAACATCAATGAAACTATTTTCAAATAGTTCCTTTAGTCCCATCATAAAGTTTTCTGCGATTTCAGTTCTGAAACCGTTTTCAACTGCTAGTTTATTTTCATTCATCCACTCTTCGACCACATATGAAAGATATTCATCCATGTGGTTAGTTAGTGATTCAGTTACTAGGTTGGTATTTTCTTCAATGATTTCTTTGCTTGCTTCAAGAATTGCTTCTTCGATCAATGCAACTTTTTCTGAAAGTGCTGCTTCAAAGATTACTTTGAACTTTTCAACAAATTCTGGAGTTACATCTGTTGATTCAAAAAGAGCATTTAGAGTATCTGAAATGTCAACTTCTAGTTGTTCCATTTCTTCATTCATGCTATCGTCTTCTTGATCTGATTCTTCCTGACCACCACCTGGAGTTAAGGAAGCCATATTTGCAGCTGCTGAATTGGTTGCTCTTGCACCATCAAGGGTTCCTAGTTTTGCCCCTCGACCTGTTCCATCGTTATATAAATTTGTATCTTCGTATTCTGACACTGTATACCTCCGTTTTTTAATATTTAGTAATTACTATTTTTTGACGCTTAAAATGTTGTACACATCATAATCTTCGTAAGAAATCCTCAAAGAGTTTTAGTGCCGTTTTTTCTAATTTTCTCTTAGGAGTTCTTTTTAATTGATTATGGTACTCGTTTATTCTTTGTTCCTTAAGGATACCATTATCCCAGATCCACTCTTTCCCTTCCATGATCCCGTTGACAAATGCACCGGGTGCAGAAGGATCAGCAACAACATCTATTGCAGAAAGAGTAAAATCCTTTTGAACAATATTAACACCGTTGATCTTTTGCAGTGAACCCATACCTCTTGATGAAACACCTAGTTGTGCTCCCTCATCGATTAGGTTTTTAACAATTGCACCCATTGGTGTTTCAGTAAGAATCTTTGCTTTTCCGTAGAAGTTGTTGCCATTTTTCTTCATTTCACAAACCATATGGCAAACCTTATCAAGATTTACAGTAG